GACCATCTTCATACCACCCATACCAGTCTGAACAATCAGCTGACGATTAGGATCTGGTCCTTTGAACTCAACCTTACCATTGTAGAAGTTGAAGATCTCAGCGCGGAACAATTCAAGAGAGAATTGGCCTTTGTTGTAGATACGCTTATAAGCATTGTCAAGCTGACGCCACAGACCCACAGAAAGGCGGATATCATCTGGACCATCTTGCTTAATGCGTCCACCTTGTCCCCACATCAAGTAGGTTTCGATGTCTGTAGCTACTTTAGTAAGGTGAGCAGCTTCAAGTGCTGTAACAAATGAACGAGTCAGGGTACCATTGTCATATGCACGCTTTACATACTCCTTACCCATCTTGGAAACCATTGTTTCAAGACTGGTGATAGAAGGGTCAGCTTGCTTGTCAAACATACGCCAGATCTCAGTCACTGGGATTGTTCCATCAGCATTCAAACCACCTTTCATCATCAACTCTGCGCGAGAAGAGATAGAATAGTGCACGTGAGCTTCAGCACCACCTACGTAGTTGTAGTACTCACGAAAACCAGTTTGAACCATGATATCAGAAAAACGCTCACCGTATTCACCGCGAGCAGAACCTTTTCTGAAGTATTTAGTTCCTGGCTCCATGTACGAAGATGACAATGAAGCTGTGTTATCATTGTTCACCAACTGTACAGTATAGATGAAACCGTCACCAGCAGGGATGATATCATCCGCTGTGATGTAAAGTTCCATACCATTGTACTTATCGTAGGTGATGATATCACCATGACCGAAAATACGCTTGTTGAGTTTGATTTTAAAAGTTACACCGTCTGCTCCTACGCCACCTTCTGAAGTCTCCAGATTTTCCACAATATATGGAAGATCTTGAACTACGGGAGTTTGCCACTTGTATTCACCGCGTGGATTGTCTACAAGAATAGTGTTTTTACCTCCAAATGATGCCATCTGATAGAGCGGCATTTCTACTTTTTGAGCCATTGCCCAAAGGTCAACTGGACCCATATCCATCGGTTCTGTGCCCCGCAGCATGTTGACAAGATGGTAACTGTCAACATGTGAACTTGCTTGATACTGCGTATCACGCAAGAATAGGCCATTGTTTAAAACTGGTGTAGCCATTTTTCTAGATTAATTATTGTTTTGGTTTGTTTGTTATCGTTTGAATATATTTTGTGCTCTTGGCAATTTTCTTCGCTGTGGCTGTTCTTCGCTTTCTTCTGTAACAGACGTTGGGATCTTACGGGATTCCTCTGTCTTTAATTTACGCACAGTTTCTTGCGTAGCTTCGCTTTTAGCAATTGTTCTGATCTGATTTTTGTAGCCATCTGGATCAGCTAAGAGCCAGAGAGCTTCGGCAATCAAATCATATCGGGGTTCTACGTATTGATATCTCTCTAACAAGTGACCTAATAAGTTAGTATTATTTCCTTGTAAAGATTGATACTTTGGTTGTGTCAGTTCATTGAATAAAAACGCCTGAACTTTTTTATCCATCCTGATCCCATTAAGCTGACCCTCTCTCAATGTATTATATACATTATCAATATATTGATGAGCGGCTTCCTCGCGCTGTTGCTTGAATGCTTCTTGTTGTTGAAGTTGGTATGCTACCACCTCCTCTTGCATCTTATCCAGCTTGGGTTTGAACTGAGTTGCCTTTTTACCCAGCGTCCCCAGATCTTTCCATGTATTAATTTCCTCATCAATTTCATCTTCTGATCCAAACTGTGTGGCTCTAAGATATTGACGTGCAATTAATTCCTGGTCATTATCATCACTAGGATTCAGTGAACGCACTTCTTCTACATGAGAGAGCGCTTTGAACAGACCTTTTAGATCTTGACCTCCATCTGCTATATACTTATATGCATACTTGAGTTCATTTGGTAAACTATCAAAGAACGATGCAGGTACTTCCTGCTTAATTTTATTTTCTCTGTCTTCAAAGTTTGCCTGGAGGAGTTCTTTCCAGTCTTTCATTGAATATTCATCCATTGACTTTTCGTCGTCAAATGGTACTATAAGGCCATCCTCAATAAGTTTTGAGAATGTTTCTACTAACCCAGACTTGTCCAGCTTAGGACGACCATTTCCAGTTTTGACCTCATCTGTAGCCTGACCTAAACCTACGATCTCATCCACCACTTTTTTTACCTCTTCAATATCCTGAGGTTTTTGCTCGCTCTTGGACTCGTCTTTGGATTCTTCCTGTGTTTTCTTAGCATCAAGAAAACTAGTATCAATATCCTTGGTTTTAGAAAAGACTGTGTTTTTAGTGTTTTCTGGAGCAGTTAGAATATCATCGGCTCCTGGCATTGGTAAGAACTCGTCCAGGTTAATGTCCTGGGTATTTGTGTCGTTGGTTGACATATTTAGTTGGTTTTGATTGTCTTCCTATTATAATATATGCAATTTTAAACTTTAAAAGGTTATGCAGCTAAAGATTCTAAAAAATTCAGCGTATTATAACACTATTCTTTTTTAGATTTTTTATCGTATTTGTTTTTGTTCTCCTTAGCTACCTCCAATTGTTTGTTTGCAATCTCTTTGCGGGTATTTAACTCTTCGCGTTTTAAGTTCAAAGATTGGGCGTCGCGATTGTTTTTGTTTACCTCTTGTTCTCGTTTGAGAGCTATGGTTTCATCTGCCTGGCGTTTTTTATCTAAGTACTGTAAGGAATCCAGGTAATCAGATTGCTGGTTTTGATTCTGGTCACCTACCTGATAGCCCGCACCTTTGATTTCAGCCACATCAATTTGTGTCTGCCTGTTAAGTGCATTTTGCTCAGCTTCAAACTTCTGTTTAGATTCCAGCATTTGTTGTTGTGCCTGTAGCTGTTGTTGCTGCAAGCTTTGTTGCTGTTGCATCTCTTGTTGGCGCTGCATTTCAGTTTTGTCCTGTATTGTTTTCAATACATGTGTAACCTCTGACATGGAATCAGCTTTTACAATCTCTGCTAAATCATAGATAGACGCACCTGCTGTGTTATTTTGTACTGCCAGTTGTTTAATCTGTTCCATCACTTGTTTATGATTTACTTTAGTGGTGACAAACACATTAAGTTCTCTGGATAATAATTCAGTACCGTTGAGTTCAAAGTTTACCTTCTCATCTAAAGTAGTCATGTAAGAGAGTCTTACGCTAGGACGATTGGAGTGATAATACTGCGCCAAATCAGTGCGCATCTGATGCACCCGCGGCATAAGATATTCTGAATGTTGTACAAAATACATCTCTGTCTGAGAGTAACTTGCGTTGATTGATTGCTCAATACCTGTGGCTGTTTCCTGAGAATTAACCTGCCCCATGCGCTGAGGAGTAATACCAATTACTTCGTAAGCCTGCTGCTTGAAGTAGTTAGCCAATTGAATCCTGCTCATCATACGCTGGGTCTGCTCAAGGTTTAATACCTGATAGTGATTAAACCCTAAAGCCGATTCTGTATTTGCAATAGAAGTGTCCAGAGGTAACATCTGGAAGTTCTTCATGGCTACATATGCTTTAGCATAGTTGTTCTTACCCCAGTCTTCACCCGCAGAATGTTTAGGTAAAGCATTATGATCAAGCAGAATAACAGTGCCTAACTCATCAATTAAAATATCTGAAATCTGATTATTCACCAGATTGTATCCTACCTGGAATGGTTTCATTTTATCCACCAGCGATACAGAACGCGAATTGCGATCAGAAAATACTGACCCTTCTACAGGAAGTTTACACCCATATAAAGTGTAATCACCTTTGAACTGAAACTTAACGGGTTTAATGTTCAGATAAATAGGTTGTATTCCCATGTAGTCTGCATTCCCATAAAAGCTAGGTCTATTGGGTCCTACTTTCAATCCGCCCCATACCTGATTAATCCAAATCCATTTGATATGTTCACCCTGTACTAATGTGTTTTCATCCTTAGTCTTATTGACTTTGGTATCATATACAGGCGGTACAGTAATCTGATAATCTTCTGTAACTACCTCATGAAACTTCATCCCTGTTTCTGGATCAATCTTGGTCAGATGACCTACCATTCGCTGTGATTTCCAGTAGACAGTGGTGACCCTGAGCAACTGGTATGTGCCGAAGTCCTGGAGGTCTTCGCTTTCATTAAGAATCCTGGTAATAATATCATCACCAGCAGCAAGGAAATAATCATTAACAGAAGTAAACTGACGAAACCCAAGACTAGGCCCAGTAACATTCCACTGATGAGAACGGGTGCCATCATAATAAGTGCCATCATTTTGATAACCTTGGATAGGATACCCCGCAGCTTTTTTGGGGTAGATTGCTTCAAGTGATCTAAGTTGTTCATCGTTCATTAAATATCCATACCTGTCTATGATATCAGAGACAGTATGCAGTTCAATTTTACCTACAAAATTACCCTGGGAAATATACCTGATGTCAGGAGACTTATGATAAAATGTGAGAATAGGGTTCCACAGTTCTACATCATAATCGTCCTCAAACATGCTAAAATGCCAAAACTCACGATCAGTGGTGAGCATATCTCTGAAAGCACGGTTCTCTAGTTCTTTGATTTTAAAACGCTCAGTATCAGCCTCATGTTGATGATTAGCCCACTGCTCAGTCAAGGATCGATAATTTTTTTTGAAAAACTGTTCGATTTCAGGAAGAGACTTGATGTTTTCAGGAGAGAGTGCTTCTTTGAATTCCTCTGACTCTGGATCAGCACCCTGATTGATCAGATTCATAGCCAGTTTCATCTCCGCTTGTTGCACCAATGTTTGCTCAACCATTGCTCGTTTTTCTTCAAGCATTTCGTTAAAGCTTAGTGGATCAGTGGCTACGTACTGTACTTTATCCGTACGCTTTGCAAACTCCCCACACATTACATTAATTACATTAGGGATGATGGGATAGAACTTCAGTTCTAGTGCCGAGGCATCCTCGCGCGTGAGAGTCTCAACCAGATCAGCATATTCATTATCTTCTTCTACTACATAATCTGTTCGGTCAATAATACCATTAGCGAGCTTATAGTTCTTGAGAAGTTTACGCGCATTCCTTCTGATCTGACGCAAACCTTCCATCTCAAACCAGTCCATGTTCCATGCACCCCACTCACCATCCTTCTGAGCTTTAGGTAAAAACTGGAGAGGTTGAGTGAGTGTGCCCATCCTGGTGTGATCTGTTTTCACACCTGCCTTGGCTTGCATTGCGTTGATTACTAAGGCCATAACTCTATTATTTTAAATTTCTGAATGCTTGTCTTACTACTTTGTCTTTGTTACGAGACATGGGTTTACCTAAATTACGAAAGGGACTCATATTTAATTTACTCAAATTATCTGACTTTTTAGCGTTTTGCCCCAGTTTTGTTTCAGTTTCAACTTTGTGAGCATATCCTCTATTGGATTGTTGCACCTTGGCGAACGCCACTAAAGCACAAAACGCCACCAATCTATCCACGTTCAGACCTTCTCTATATTGTTGCATTTCTTTGAGAAGTACAGGATCTTTGATTCGTTCTATGCCATAGGTGGTTTTAACAATTGTACCATCGGGTTTAGTTTCCACGTCCAACTCTTCGGTAAGGAAGTTAATGCCATAAGATATGAGATGTGATTTAAATAGCGTACCTGTATTACGCCATCCATATTCCTGAAATACATTATTGTTAGAACCCAGATCTTTTAAAAACAGGATTTGGGACTTAGGCACCAGATACTTCTGTTTCTTCTTGTGTATCATGTGCTGGATAAACAGAGAGATGTTGTTCTCTACAATCGTCCATGCCCCGTAATACTCGATGAGTTTTTCAAGAAGTTCGTGGGTTTTGTTGATATCATCATATCGTCCACACCAGGAAGCCACTAGTTGATCTTGTTCAATATGATTTTCAACGCTACCATCTGCTTTTCGTTTAGTAATTTGCAGTGGTGTTTTATATATAAATATACTGCACAAGGATTCTGAGGTCGTTGTTTTTCCTTCACCCACTGGGTCAATGGATGCATAGTATGTACCCCAGGGTGCATCTTTCACTGGTTTTTCCCACATCAATATGGCCCCCTCCTTGTTCTCTGTCTTAGGAGAAAGAGGGAATTCCATGATAGGCAAACGCTTGGTTGGCTTTGCCTCTATCTCACCTCTATCATTATATATCAGTTCGACAGCCTCACAGTAATATTCTTTGTCCTCTATTCTTCTCATTTGACCAGTGATCAAATGGAGGGGCCATACTGAAGACTTCCTATACGCAAATGCCTCTTCAATATTGATAGGCTTTTGTGATACACGAAGTTGATAATCATTGCTTTTAAGATCTTTCTTCCACTTCTTGCGTTCTTCCAGGATCATGTCCAAAGCATTTTCCACCTGAGAATTTCCATATTCATCAATGCATGGAATCATGCTCCATTGTTCTGGTATAAAAAGACCGCAGGATCCAATGTCACCATTTTCATTTAGCAGATTAGTGGAAACAGCCAAGACATCTTTTGAGTCAGGATTCATAATTATATCCCGCAGGGGTTCACACTGATCAAGGTCACCCACAGATCCTGCCACTGCAAACATACCTGTATATATCATACCTGATTTAAGTGCTGGCAGGAGATACTCCAAAGTTTCATTCATGCGTGGTGCAATCCCAGCTTCTTCGTGAAAGAAGAATGAGCATGGACCACCCACACCATTGGTAGGATCTTTTTCTAATGTAACACCGATCATCACTGACTTCAATCCTACATCTTTCTTTCTGCCACCCTGAGAAATCTCAATCTTTTGTTCCCAGTTGAAAGTCTTATCTGGTTGTGTGGGGCGATACCATGCAGTATGTGTATTAAGAAAGTTTCGATATTCATCCAGAAAACGCCATGTTCCTTTCTCGTTAATGTAATCCTTTAGGGAGGCAGCTATCTTATTGATCCAGCCTTCTTCA